CCCTGCAAACCCCCCAAATACCCCCTGCGTACACACTCCCCACACCCCTATAGGGTTACACACCCCCCTGAAGGGTGGGGGTATACCCCAAGGTAAGGTGATTGATGGGCTGACCTTCCTTCTAAAGCAACATGGTTTCGATGCCACTGTGTCGGTGCGCGATGGGTTCAGTGTCGATCTTTCTTCTAAAAAAAAATGTATGCCTGACGCGGCGCTGCTGGCTACAACAGATTTCGATAGGCTCTTGGCAGGCATCCACAGCATCGATGAACTCAGCGGCTTGGCCAATCGTAGGCGGCATCTGCGCAACCCGGATCTACAGCGCTGGTCAGAGCAACAGCGGCAAGCAATCATCCACAGAAAATATCAACTACAACAGGATCAAAAAAAATGACAAACAATACAGATCTAATTTTACCACGTACAGCAAAACGTCTACCTGCTGACGTGCTGTTGCCCGGTCAAGAGGCTGACGTGGGATCAATGATGTTGGAGTATGAACGTGAGCAAGCCAAGCGCGTCAGACGCCAAGTGCTGCCGGTTGACAGGACATACGTGAGGCGGCAGGTCAACGATGACGCAATCATCCTGCTGAATGAGATGCGAAAGGCTGGCCCATGCACGGCAAAGTATCTTGCAGAGAAAATGACGATCAGCACACACAAGAGCGCCAACCTAATCAAATCGCTGACCAGCGCCAACTTGGCAGAAAAGATCTGCCTGACGGTCAGAGGTCACGTTCAGAAGGGCAGTTCAAAATATCGGACAGGTGCAAGGGAGAGGAATGACTGCTGGGTCTATCAGGCGGTGGCCCAATGAAGGCGTTGGAGGTTCTGGAAAGGGCAATCAGTCTTGTCACCGGGCGGCGTCAAAAGGATTATGGTGAGGCCGATGCCAGCTTCCAACGGATCGCTGATGGCTGGAATATTATCGTGCGGTCAACAGATGGTGATCTGACGCCTGCGCATGTGGCAATTATGATGGATTGGATGAAGTCAGCGAGGCTACTTCAAAGCATGGATCATGCAGATTCTTGGGTTGATAAGGCAGGGTACAGCGCTTTGGGCGCACAGCTTGCCATGAGAGAGCCTGAGAGGCCACATACAGAGCCATCTAATGCTAACGGTAAGGGTTCCATAGGGCCGAGCGATATACGGCCTGAGAGCCGCGATTATTCACAGGGTTAAATTATGGTCAAAAAGAAGAAAAAAGCCAAGCCGCTTAACGAGGCGCGCAGCAGGGCTGATCATGGCACACCAGAGGCGCTGAAACAGGCAGATGGTGTGCAATATGAAACCGTGGATGGTGGTCGTTTGGGTAGTGTCAAACGTGCCTACATTTCGCGGCAAACGCCGATGGATCGATACAAGGCAAGGGGGCTGGTAAACCAGCGGCAGTATGATGCTGCTCATGCGTTCTACGTGCTGTACGACAAGACAAGACAGGCAGGCAGGGTCACGTCAAACTATGACAGGATCATCGTCGATGGTGGTGGTGGTGGCGGGATCAATGAGTATGCATTCAGCGATTACATTGCGTTGAGCCAGAAGCTGGGCATCGATTACGTCAGTGTGGTCAGGGCTGTGGTGGTTGAGTGTGAGAGCGCAGGTGATTGGGCCAAGCGTTACAGATTGCCCAGCAGGATGGGCATTGAAAAGCTGCGGGATGGGCTGGATAGGCTAGCGAAGATCATGGGTGTGTCGTGAGGGCGGCAGGTGATGAATTAACAGCAGAACGCAGGTGACGTTGTGTTAAGCCGCCCTCGACGCGGTGATAGCATGTGAGCAACTAAAACTAAATATGACGTGTACAAATATAATCTATTGACCGATCAACACCTGATATGCAAATGGCATATATAATAGCTATCCCTGTGTTGGTTCACTGGCGTCCCTTTTTGGGGCGCTTTTTTTTGTTTGGAGGGTGCAATGGCTGGACGCAAACGCAAATGCACTCCAACTATCATGCGCAAGATTGCCGAGCGATTAGCTGAAGGCGAGACGCTCATTGATATTTGCAAAGATCCTGACGTGCCAAGCTATCGCGCAATCACTGATGCTGTGCTGGCTGACGAGGAAGTCTATGAGATCTATCGGCGTGGCCGTGTACTGCAAGGCGAATACTATGCTGACGTTATCAACAGTTTAGCAAGGTCGCCGCTGCCTGACGTGGATGATCAGCGCAAGCTACATGCCGAGGTCAATCGACGTAAGTTGGAGATTGAAACGCTGAAGTGGACAACATCCAGAGTGCAGCCAAATGGTGTAAGGGATCGCAAAGAAGACGCACCGCAACAGCAAGCCATCACAATATCATGGGCTGGTGGTGATGTTGACGTGAGTGCAGATGGCTAGTAAAAGTCCTGTATATCACTCATCCAAAGCCGCCGAGCTACGCGCGCAAAGATCAGCGTAAATCGATGCTGCATTGCACGAAAAACAGAGGTCAATTCTCGCTAGAGTTGATTATCCAATGAAATCAATGGCATTTTATTAACATAATAACGATTATGCGCCTAACCATGCCTTATGGTTGTTTTCGGAAATCCCAAACCCCACCCCCGCAAGAAATTTCCGCCCCTTCTTATAGCGTAGAACCCGTCCCAAAAATGCACACATCCACTGCCAGCGGAGGCCATTTTCTGTGGAACTTAACCGATACAACCCGCCGACCATTTATGTAACCCGCCCATCTGGTCGCCCTGATCTCTTCGTGTTTGACTGTGAGCGATGCGGCAAGCAGCACACACATGGCGCTGTTGAGGGCCACCGTGAACCCCACTGCTTTGATAATTACCCTGACGGCTACGTGCTGAAGGAGCGTTAACCCCTGTGGACATCGTAATCCCATATAGCCCCCGACCTTTGCAGGCTGCTCTCCACGCTGAGATGCAACGCAAGCGCTGGGGCGTCATTGTTAGCCATCGACGCTTTGGCAAAACTGTTTGGGCCATCAATCACATCCTGCGCGACTGCATTATGTCGCCACATCCGCGACCCCGTTATGCTTATATGGCCCCCACCTTTCGCCAAGCCAAATCGGTAGCTTGGGATTACCTCAAGGAATTTGCTGGCAAGATCCCCGGCGTGACTTTCCACGAAACTGAACTCAGATGTGACTTACCCACTGGTGGCCGCATATCCTTACTTGGCGCTGAGAATTACGAAAGCCTGCGCGGCTTATACTTGATGGGCTGCGTCATGGATGAGTACGCCAGCATCAGCGAGACTGTGTTTCCTGAGATACTCAGGCCAGCTTTATCTGATCACAAAGGCTGGTGCTGCATGATTGGCACCCCTGCTGGTCACAACGCGTTTTTTGATTTGTACGAAAAGGCATCTGTCGACGAAGATTGGCTTTGCGTGGTTAACAAGGCGTCAGAGACTGGCATCTTGGATCAAGAAGAATTAGCCGCTGCTAAAACGATGATGAGCGAAAACCAATACGCTCAAGAATTTGAATGCAGTTGGACTGCAAATGTCGCTGGCAGCATATACGGCAAAGAGTTGGAAGCCGCGCAAACCGAGGGCAGGGTCTGCAACGTCCCTTATGACCCAAGCTGCAAAGTTGATACGTTCTGGGACCTCGGCATTGGCGACAGTACCAGCGTTTGGTTCACCCAAACTGTCGGCAGGGCAATCCACGTCATCGATTTCTACGAAGCCAGAAACGAGGGCTTACCGCATTACTGCAAGATGCTGACTGACCGCAGATATGTTTATGGCGATCATCATGCCCCGCACGACATTGAAGTCAGAGAACTTGGCAGCGGCAAATCACGGCGCGAGGTTGCTTGGGACTTGGGCTTGAATTTCCGCGTGGTGCCTAAGTTGCCCATTGAGGACGGCATCCACGCTGCACAGATGCTGATACCCCGGTGTTACTTTGATCGGGAGCGCACCAAAGACGGTTTAGAGGCATTGCGACAATATCATAGGGCGTACAATGAGCGCACCAGATCGTTCAGAGCATCCCCAGTGCATGATTGGTCATCACATGCCAGCGATAGTTTCAGATACCTTGCCGTAGGAATGCGGCAACCCCGCGATCACCAGAGAGTACCGCAGCGTCAGGCTGTCATGGAATACAACCCGTTCGCGGCTTAGTTAGGAGATAAGATATGGGTGGAATGGCATCAGCAGCAGCTAACGATGTAAGTAATGCTTTCAATTATAACAAACTAACCCCAGATGAGCAGTTTGAGCATAAAGCCAAAACCGCTGTAACCCTTGCGCGCAATAAGGATGAAGCCGCTTATTACGGCAGCAACAATGACAACAGCGGTGTCGCTCAATCGAATAGGTATTATCAAGATCTAGCTAGGAGATCTGCCATGAACATAGCCCCGGTAGCCGCTGCCCCATCTGTGCCTGACCCGAATGCCGTTGGCAAAACTGAGCAAGCCCTGCTTGACCAGCAGAAAAAGGGCCGCTCATCCACGATCGCCACCAGCGCCAAAGGCTTACTGTCTGGCGATGATGACACCAGCAAAAAACGCTCACTTATGGGGAGCCTGATCACATGATGATGTCCAAAAAGAAAAACATCGCTGGCGAAATGGGTGCCAAGGCATCCCAGCCTGCCAAGCGCCGCCAGACTGTTGATCCATTGGAGCGCGCAAGCCAAAAGATGGAAGGCCGCATGAAGGGCGGCGATCCCAAGAAGGCCAAGCGCAAGTCAATGATGTCAAGCTACGGGCTGTCCTAATGCAAGTATCCCCCATGATTGCCAATCTTGATCGGCGCTTTAAGCAACTCCAAAGCCAGCGATCTAATTGGGAAAGCCACTGGCAGGAACTGGCAGACTATATGCTGCCGCGCAAAGCCGAGATCACCCGCAAGCGCACCCAAGGCGACAAGCGCACAGAGCGCATCTTTGACGGCACGGCTATCCACGCTGTAGAACTGCTGGCGTCTAGTTTGCATGGTATGCTCACCAGCCCATCTACACCGTGGTTTAGCATGCGTTACCGCAACCCGGCGCTGCAGGGCGATGATGAGGCCAACGAATGGCTAGAGTTGGCCATTGACCAGATGTATCAGGCGTTCAATCGCAGCAACTTCCAGCAAGAGATCCACGAACTGTACTACGATCTGGTGACGTTTGGCACTGCAGCCATATACGTCACTGGCGATAAGGAAGGCTTGCAGTTCAGCAGCCGACACATTGCCGAAATTTACATCAGCCAAAATGCCAAAGATCAGGTGGATACAGTCTATCGGCGTTTTAAGCTGTCTGCGCGTGCGATGGAGCAGCAATTCGGCGCTGATGCTTTACCTGCTCAGTGCATAAAGGATCTGAAAGAGGAACCCTTTAAGGAACACGAGATCATCCACGTTGTGTTTCCGCGCGCAGATGCCAAGGGCAAGCTGGCCAAAGCTAAACCGTTTGCGTCAATCTATTATCACGCTGACAGCCGCAAGCTGCTGAGTGAAGGCGGTTACGACGAGTTATGCTTTATGGTGCCGCGCTTCAATAAGGATAGCTCAAGCAGCTACGGCAGATCTGTCAGCATGAATGCGCTTCCAGACACCAAGATGTTAAACAAGATGAGCGAAGTCACCATCAGGGCCGCACAAAAGCAAATCGATCCACCGCTCATGGTACCGGATGACGGGTTTATGCTGCCTGTGCGCACAACCCCCGGTAGTTTAAACTTTTACCGTGCTGGCACCCGCGACAGGTTAGAGCCACTGCAGATCGGCGCAAACAACCCTTTGGGCCTTAACATGGAAGAACAGCGGCGCAATGCCATCAGGCAGGCGTTCTTTGTTGATCAGTTGCTGATGCAGAACGGGCCGCAGATGACGGCTACTGAGGTTCTGCAACGTAACGAGGAAAAGATGCGATTGCTTGGCCCAGTGCTAGGCAGGCTGCAATCTGAACTACTACAGCCTTTAATCACAAGGTCGTTTGGATTGCTTCTCAGGGCTGGCCTTCTCCCACCAGCCCCTGAGAGCCTGCAAGGTCAGGACATCGATATTGAGTATGTCAGCCCATTGGCAAAAGCGCAGAAGCTGACAGACTTGCAATCAATGCTGCGCGGGTTTGAGGTCATGATGCAGGTTGCTGAGATTGCACCTGTCATGGACTATTTGGACACAGATAAATTAGTTAAGTACCTTGTTGAAGTCACAGGAATACCCGCTAGGGTTGTACGCAGTGATCAGGAAGTTGAAGAGATGCGCGAACAACAGCAGGCGCAGCAAGCCCAGCAAATGCAGCTTGATCAACAAACGCAAACTGCTGAAGCGATGGGCGCGGCTGCACCAATGGTTAAGGCTGTCGGCGGCTTGGACATGCTGCAACAATGAAGCAAATCGAAGATCTGAAGTTAGCATACCGCCGCACGTTTAGCTCTGAAGATGGCGAGACTGTGCTGGCTGATCTTAAAGCAAGGTTTGCCTTTGAGCAGACCACATTCGTTTCTGGCGACCCACATCAATCGGCGTTTTCTGAGGGACAGCGCAGCGCTGTGCTGCTGATCGTCAGAATGCTGTCTGAGGACGCCAAACCTAAGAGGTAAATCCAAAATGAGCGAAGAGGCAACCCCGCAAGCGGGATCTCCAGACGTGGCTGACGCAGCCCCGGCAGTTAGTTTTTTAGATAGCCTGCCAGAAGATCTGCGCGGCGAACCGTCATTGCGCAATTTCAACGATGTTGGCGCGTTGGCTAAATCATACACACATGCCCAGCGCATGATTGGCGGCGATAAGATCGGCAAGCCAAGTCAAAGCTGGACTGATGATCAGTGGACTGAACACCACGTCCACAGCGGCAGACCAGACACATCGCAAGGCTATGAGTTTAAACTGGACGGTCAACTGGCTGACAGCACCCTAGAAGGCTTTCGAGAAAGCGCCCACAAGGCTGGCTTATCAGGCAAGCAAGCGCAAACCGTGGCTGAGTTCATGGACAGCAGCTTAGGCCAGATGGCAACTGACCGGGCTGATCAGGCTGAGACACTGCGCCACGAAGGTGAGCAGGAACTGCGCCAGCAATACGGCAAGGCATACGAGCAAAAGTTAGATCTGGCAATCGGCGCTGCAAGGCAAATGCTTGGCGATAAGGTAGACATTCTTGAGAATGTTGAACTGTCTGACGGCAGGCTGCTGGGCGATCACCCAGAGATCATCAGGATGTTTAGCGCGTTTGCCGAGCAGATTGGCGAGGACAACCTGATCGGAGAAACAACCGAGATGGTGATGACGCCTGATGAGGCGCAGCGCCAGCTAAGTGAAGTCACAAGGCAGGACGGCCCGTACTGGGATCGCAACCACCCTGAGAGGCAGGCATACGTCGATGAGGCGTTGCGCCTGCGCGAATACCTTTAGAGTTTAGCGGATAAGCTACGGCCCCGCGCATCATGCCAGTGTGTCTGGCAGGCTGACAACCTTTACTGCCATCATACAAGTCTAAACTTACCTGACTTGTATGATAGTGGCGTCAAGCACGGCCCCGGATGGGACAACCGAGCGATAAACCCTTTATTTTCATAAGCTTAGGAGTGAGACAAATGTCCTCACAAATCACTACAGCTTTCGTTAATCAATATTCTGCAAACGTAACTATGCTTTCCCAGCAGATGGGATCGCTATTGCGTGGTGCAGTAGATGTCGAAAGCGTCAACGGCGAAAAAGCCTTAACATAAGAGGGCCACTGGTTAGTAATAGCCAGATGCAAACTGTGTGAATTGCTGGGAACCCCTAACGTAAAGCCGAGGGAAATCAGCAGCCAAGCCTCGTTTGAGGAAGGTTCAACGACTATCCCGCAAGGGAGTAGGGCCAAGCGGCCCGAAGCGCATGGCACCCTAGTTTTAGGGTGGTGATATAGTCTCATCTCATAGGGCTTGACCCTTTGCGAAAGCATGAGCAGCCGAGGAAACGGCGGTCTGGTTCTAGCGAAATCAGGCGAAGATATTGTCTTTGACCAAGTGGGTTCTGCAGCCGCAGTACTCAGAACAACTCGTCACGCGGATACCCCGCTTATCGATACACCCCATAGCAGACGAATGGTCACAATGGCTGACTATGAGTATGCCGATTTAATTGATGATCAGGATAAAATTCGCCTTTTGGTTGATCCCACATCAACCTATGCGCGTGCCGCTGCCAGTGCAATGGGCCGTGCCATCGATGACGTGATCATCGCAGCCGCGATTGGCACAGCTAAGACAGGCAAAGATGGTTCCACATCTACTTCCCTGCCAAGCAGCCAAAAAGTTGCGCATGGTTCTGCAAATCTGACGATTGCTAAACTGCTGTCAGCCAAGCAAATTATGGATGAAAGCAGCGTAGATCCATCAATCCCGCGTTACTTAGTTTGTGCGCCAGATCAGATCAGCGCTTTGCTTGGCACAACACAAGTCACGTCGAGTGATTTCAATACTGTGCGCGCCTTAGCAACTGGTGAGGTTAATTCGTATCTCGGATTCAACTTTATCGTGTCCAATCGTCTTGGCACAGACAGCAACAGCCATCGACAGGTTTTTGCGTTTGCTGGTGACGGCATCAAGCTGGCGATGGGCAAGGAACCCAGCGCTCGGATCGATGAGCGTAGCGACAAATCGTATGCCACGCAGGTGTACTACTGCCAGACTGTTGGCGCGACCCGGATGGAAGAATCCAAGGTCGTTGAAATCGCGTGTTCGGAATAGGAGGACTGAAAAATGGCTACTAGATACTCGGTCCAACGGACCAATACACGAGCAACCCCAATCGTCAAAAACCCAGCTAATGTCATGGG